AAATGAACCCAATTTCAACAACTGCGCAATCTTTCCAAGTTGTCACGGTTTCCCCGCTTGGGGTGGTTGTGGTTTGTTGTATGTCTTTTTGGAGTGTTGCCCATTCGCTTGGGGTGAACTCAAATTTTTGAAATTTCATCGTGTTAAATTGTGGTTAGTGATGCAAGTTCTGCGTTTGTTAGGCGGGTTTTAAAAAGTAAAATTTCTTTAACACTTGCATAAATATTTTGTGCCGCATTACCCGCTGCGTTATCCATTTGTGTTAAACTTGCAGGTACTGTAAATGTTGTAATGGTATTTGTGTTTGTACCATTTTTATAAACGACAAAATCATTATTTTTATAGGCAAGTGCTATTTTGTAAACTTGTCCAACAATTGGCGATGCATCAATTATTCCGCCCAATGCAAAACTCCCCGTTGAACTATCTGTATAATAACGCAATGCACCCAAATAATAACCAAAAATTATTCTATTTGCTGTTGTGCCGTCACTAATTGAAAAGAAAGAAGGTGATTGTGTTTCTGGCATTGTAAATTCTGCATAAAAAACGCCCTCCGTCTGCCCAATCAAACTACTAATGCCCGTCTTTTGTGCAACATCCGCCACCCTTGTTGCACTTGCTGATGTTGTTGGGATGTAGGATGTGGGGTAACTTGACGCTTCGAGTTGTGCGCCCCATATTAAAATGTCAGCAGTAGTGTTGGCGGTTACCGCTCCCCGTGTTTCAATTATTAAGAGCGTAGAACTTGCTGAAGCCGTACCGCTTACGGTTACTCTTTGCCAGTCGGCAGTCAATGTAATAGTCGGATTTCCCGTTATGTTTTCCGCGCGAATATTTAATTCTTTCCCTACCTCCCCAGAAGAATATGCTTTGACATAAAAAGAGAAAGTATATGCAGTTCCATTGGTTATGCTTATTGATTGCCTTAAAATTGACCTATCGCTTGTAGTCGTACCTACGCAGTCAAATTGAACACGGTCAGCGTTTGCAGTTCCGTCTGGACTTGTGCCAGCATTTGCGGTAACCGTTGGGGCGTTACCAGAGCCGCTTGTTGTTTTTACCCAAGTGGCATTGGTAAAATCTTCGCTATATAAAGCAAGGTTCGTACTCTGCTTCTCCAACAACAAACTCGGACAACCGCCCCCGCCATTTTGGTAGGTTAGGCGTGGAACATTTAATCTGTCGGTAGTGGGGAAATAGGGTTTGGCGGTTGAGCCGATGTTGTATTGAATACCCCAAAAAGCGATTTCACTTGTTCCGTTGCCCGTGTAAGTTTCGGTATTGCCTTGACCTAATCCCACATAAATAGTTGACGGGGTAATTGGGTTTGCACTCGTTAGGGAAATTCTATACCATCCATTCGCTAATTTTTCAAAACTTGCAACACCCGAAGCACTATAAATTGTTTCAGTTGAAAAAGTAAAAAATGCAGTAAATGGCCCTAAATCTATATAGGCTTGACGCGTTCCCGTTATGTTTTTAACATAGGCCGAAACCGTATAAATGCCACTTGAAAAAGAAGTCGTTTGATAAATCCTATGTTGTGCAGTTCCCGTCCCTTCAGTTAATACATCTGCGGTGCTTGTCCCGTTTGGTGCGGTTTGGGAATTATCTGTTATTGTAACATCCGCAATACCCCACGGGCTAACGCTTAATGTTTCACTTTGTTGCAACAAATTCCACGGGCAAACCTCAACCAACCCCGCACTATTTACTCGCGTTCCGTTGGATGCACGGGTGAATGACAAATCGCCATTCCCGTTTGTGGGTATTTGAGAATAAACAACATCCTCTTTGTATCCGCTTGGTATTAAAACCAAACTCGCTTGTTCTAAAAGTGTACTCATTCTTGTGAATCTAAATTATCCAATTTGAAAATCATGCAGTCCACACCTTCGTAATAACCACCATCCGCAGTTACCCTATTGGTATATTCTAACGCCAACACCGCCCCACCCGCTTGGGTGAATGGTGTTACCCCAATCGCTAATCCAACAAACATTTATTCGTTGTAAAGAACGATTGAACCCGATGTCAAGGTGATTGATGAAATGTAATTACCATCGGCCACACAATGGAATGGGCCTGGCAATAATGTTACACCCGTCAATCCCATAATGGTCATCAATGAATTCCCGTCCTTATCCAAACAAGCCGATACAACGGCATTTGAATTGACAAAGAATCCACGGAATCTTCCCGTGTTGGCTGATGTATTGGCAACGGCTTTTGAACCCGTGTAACCCGCGGTGAATGCTGATCCTGAAATGCTCATATTGATAAAACGATTTTAAGGTTAATTGTTAGGGGTTACGCGATACATTGCCCACGCCTTGCGCCCACAATGTGCCATCACAACACTTTTTTGAATATGTGTTTTTGTCTTTGCATAAACACGCCCTTGTTCCACCGCCTTGTGGTGAACTCCGTGATGGTGTTTTCCACCCGTTCTGGGTGTTGTTCGGGTTGTTTGGGTTGTTCCAATTGCTCATTTTCTTGTAATTAAAAGTATCAAAAATAACAATGCCAATATCAATGCCAAACCAACACCCACCATTTGGGGCAAACTGATTCGTTCTTTGTATTGGATTTGTGGTGGTAATGTGATTGTCTTGGTGAATCGGATGGTGTCGGCCTTTACAACTGTCTTAATTCTTATCACATCGTGATTGCGGTATACAATCGTTTTAACGCCATCTTTTTCAATTGTGAGTGTATCAATCGTTTTTGTGTTGAAAGTGTCCGTAATGGTCACGGAATCGCGTACAAACACCGTATCAATGCCATACACACTTATTTGTGCCATTGCGGGGTTCTTTTTGATGGCTTGTTTCAAATGATACTCCGCCGAACATCCCGTCAAAATGAATAAAAGTGTTAATAATTTACCACCTTTGGAAAACAAATCACAATTGGCGGGTTTCACGATTTTCAATTCCGTGAAGTATTTGGTCAATTTCTTGACCTTTTCATCCTTTGGCTTGTATGTCTTTTTTACAAATTCCATGAAACATAGTTTGATGGGTTGGTGTTTGGGTATTCCCCCGCTTCTTGGTTTTCGGTATACTGTGAAAACAATTGTGGGTAGTAACTCAAATAATCCACAACCCTACGGCGATAAGTTTCCGCGATGTTTCTTTGGCGTTGAACCAATGAATCCAATTCGCTTTTATCTGGTAAGGTGGTGTTTTCGGGTGAGTTACGCAATATACCCGCATTGGTTACCTCATAACCATGAAACAACAACAAATCGGCCATGGCATAATGAATCAACATCGGTTGTACATAATGCGAAACCAAGGTTTGATAATTGCCCGTCAATGTACCCGCTTCCACCTGGGTTAAAATGTAGCGATACAATTTTGTTCCCAACAATTCTTGAACTTGAATATCTTGGGCGATTTTCACGAATGGGTAGATTTTGTCTACATCCACATTACCACCCAATTGGGTATACTTAAAAATCAACTCTTTGTCGATTAATAGAATATCATCGTTTGCGTACATCTTATTTGTTCTTTAATGATCCTTTGTTTGGCATATCAATGGGCCTTGTTTTGGCGGTATCCCACCCGCTTGGTGAAAATGGTACACCCGCCGCGTTTGCTGATTTGTTTGAAACCTCTTTGTAGTTTTCCAAGTTTCTATTATCACCCGTTTCATCGGGTTGTTTTGGTAAAAACTTTCCTTTGACTTGTTTGCGTTTGAATGTCAATCGTTCCCATCGGTGGTGGCAATTAACACCGCCTTTGTATTTCCAAATTGAATAAGTGGATTCCCCTTGTGGTGCGAATTGTCCGTTCACACCCGCATCACCCATGGCGATAATATCTTCACGGCGATAAATCACTCCCCCTTTGGATTCTTGAACCATTGCAGTACAAAACTGCCTTGAATTGTTGGATACGAAATTAGGGCCGTACCGATAACGGATTTTGTACACCCCTTTATCGTCATCACTTTTTTTATTGGGGTTTTCATACGCCAAGTTAAATTTCAATTCTTCATCGGCATCGGTAACTTCCGTAACATCAATAAGTTCCCACTCATCCGTGTTAATTGTTTCGCCCTTGCCTTTCAAATGTTCCAACCAAGAATTTTCATCCTCGATGGTCATATCATTCAATTCAATCTTTTTTTTTTCGGCTGACAATGATACGCCCGTTTCTTCTTCACGGGTTTCATCGTCAATGATGTTACCACTCAAATCGGTGAATTCAAGGGGTTGCAAGGTCTTGAAATAAAGATTCAAATTGTACCCATTGAAGTTTAACACCTGGGTAACGGCATCAATAATCAATCTTTGGAATGGTCGTACCACAACATTGTCAAACAAGATGGATGCGGTTTTCATTTCATCGGCATTGTTACCAAATCCAGTGTTATCCTTAATACCCAACAACATTGGTGAAACCACGCGGTGCGATACCATAATTTTTTGCATCGCCTCACCACTCAAAAATTGGTATTGGTTGTGGGCATCACTCAATTGAACGGGTGTGATATCCGCTTTGGAATCTTGACCATCGTTCCATGAAATAATAAACCGACCTGCATTGGATGAACCACCAAACTTTTGTTTGATTTGGGCTTCAACTGTATCTTTTACCTCTGCGGGTGGTTGCCCATTGTTGAAGTTTATCAACATTGAAGGTGCCAAACCATTCATGATGTTGTTGATGTGGAAATTGGAAATCTCCGCTTCCAAGTTGGCATATTGCGTACCTCCTTGGTAATCCACGGGTGCGAAGTAAAAAGAACCCGTTGAATATGGTTTGATTGTAAGGATACATTCGTTTGCGTTTTGGTCGTAACCAAATGCCCTAAACTCAATTGGCGTATGGCCACGCTTCAAATTCGCCCAATCGGGGCAATAATAATACTTTTCAATTTCACCCTTTTCGTTGCACTTTGCGGGGCGAAGGGTTTGTTGTGGAAAGTGTTTGGCTTGTACATACTTTTTGCGATCCTTTGACTTAATCAACTGAAACGATGCTTGGCCCAACATTTTCAAATCCATCGCAATGGCACGGATGCAATCATTGGAAAACATTTTTTTGAATTCAATGTATCCCGCCAAATCCCTTGATGCCCTTGTTACTTCCAACCCCTTACCGAAAATTTGGTCAACTGTGCCTTTAATACACGCATTGTTGGTTGGTGATGAATGGTACAAATCAATCAAGTATTGGTAATAATTGTTATCATCACCATATTGCACCCAATCTTTGTTCTTTTGCTCAATGATGGATGGTGCGGTGTATGATTGAAGTTGTATAAATTCTAAACTCATAATGTTTTCCAATTAGG